CTACGCCTGTAGGACGCTGGGCTGTAGTACCTGCTGACATCTTGACAGCGGTAGTGCCTGTAACTGTGACTGAGTTAAAGCTGGGATCAGTACCAATAGAAGCTGCACTAGCGGCAGCAGCGGTAGCACTAGTGGCTGCGTTGGTAGCTGATGTAGATGCACCGCTTGCTGATGATGCAGAAGCAGTAGCTGAGTTAGCTGCGTTAGTAGCAGATGTAGCTACAGCAGACTCTGAATTAGATGCGTTGGTAGCAGACGTTGCTGATGCAGTAGCTGAGTTGGCTGCATTAGTGGCCTGGGTTGTAGCTAGTGCTACCTGAGCTGTGGCAGACGTAACTGACCCTGCGGCAGCAGTTGCACTATTAGATGCAGCGGTTGCGCTTGTAGCAGCGTTTGAAGCCTGAGTTGTAGCAAGAGTTACTTGATTAGCAGCTAGAGTTACCTGAGCTACTGCGTTAGTCTCAGCAGTCTCTGCGTTGGTCTCTGCTGTTTCGGCAGCAGTCTTAGCTGTCGTTGCGGATGTTGCGGATGTAGCTGCTCCTGTCGCGCTTGTGGCTGCGGCAGTAGCTGAGTTCTGTGCGGCTGTAGCATAACCCGCTACACCTGTTGCACTTGAGGCAGCAGCGGTTGCTGAGTTAGCTGCGGCTGTTTCTGAGCTTGCTGCATTACCTGCACTTGTGGCTGCTTCACTTGCTTTGTTAGTAGCTATGACAGCTTGCGCGGTTACTGCGGTTAGTGTGGCATCTGTGTTGGAATCACCAGCACCACCGTCTCCTCTAAAAATTGCCATGAATAGCTCCTAAGAAAACAAGAAAGAAAGGGGGACTCCGAAGAATCCCCCAGTTGTACTAAGCCTTACTTAACGGCTAGTACGAATCCTGCTTCTGGACGCATTACTTGACAACCGTAAAGCGTATCAGCAGTGTAAAGAGTTCCCAAGAACTCCTGCTTGTACTGAGTCTGTGAACGTACTGCTTGCTGCTCCGCAAGAACATTAGTGTCCTTGTGAATCATCTGTGCGCCACGGATGGAAGCACCACCAGTAGTGTCAATAACAGGAACGTTGCTAGAAACATATACATCAACACCGTACAAGTTACCAATCTTACCAGTCTCTACAGTTTTGCCATTAACAAAATCAGTAGAAGTATAACGCTCAATACCCATGATAGCGTTACGCAGTGAAGGTGGTACAACGAAGCTACGTCCGTCCATAGGTACGTCTGCGTCATCCATCTTCTGAATAAGCTCACGGAAAGATACGTCTGTAAATGCACCAATGTCAGCAGCACCGTCAGCGTCAAACGCTTCAAGAGTACCTGCGGTAGCACCAGTAGCAACGATCTGGAAAGCTGCATTGTGAACCCAAGATGAACCGTTACCGTTACCGAAAGACTTACCCAGAGTAAAGAGATCGTTATCTACCTGCTTGGCAAGACCGTAGCCTGCGTCACCAGTGTAGAACTGACGTAGTGAGGCCAAAGCCTGTACTTCAGTGATGTCTTCAATCAAGCGAGAGAATTCAAAGTGCTTGTTAATGTTAATCAAAACTTCTGACTCAACAGAGTTCTGGATAGTTACTGCGGTTTCTGCAACCTTAGCGTGAGCTGAACCACGAGTAGGCTTAGGAACGTGAATGGTATCACCTTTCTTGCCAGTCATGCTCATTTTCTTTACTAGGTTAGCGAGAACCAAGTTAGTTTGGTAAGCAGCGATTACCTCGTCACTCCAGATTTCTGGAATAAATTTAGCAGCAGATGTGTTGTCTACTGCTCCGCCCATTGCGGGATATACTGATGTAGCCATAATACAAGTCCTATAATAAGATAATTAACGGACTCTCCCATCGTTATATGCTTGTGTGATCTCGTCACTCAAAGACAAATATCGTTCAGGATCGTCCTTCATAAGTTTAATAATGTCTGAACGTCTATAGACTTTACGCGAACTAGTTTCGCCAGAACCCTTTGCGTTGCCAGTTGAAGCCTTCTTAACAGCCTCCTTACGTTGCGTCTTCTCTGCGGATACTGCCTGACCCATTGCCTGTTGACGCTCTTTCCAGATAGTAAAAAGCTCATCAGCAGCCTCATAGTCATACTGAGTATCTGCCTGTGCAAAGAGCTGAGTGCGAATCTTAGAGCCTTTAATCCATTCTACAAACTTAGAGTCTCCTAGAATATCCTTCATGTCAGGATGCTTCTGGTTGAGTTGTCCCATAGCTGTAGTTTGTTTGTACTGCTGTGTCTGTGCTTCAGCAGCTTTGATTGAAGGATGATTAGCAATTGCTCTCTCGACTGCCTTGTCGGGATCAGAGAAAAAGTCTACTTCTTCTTCAGGTTCTTTCTTTGGTTCTGTGTCGAGTTGTGTCTGTATGTAGCTGTCTACTACTGACCGAAGTTCTCCTACCTCACTGCTTTGACGGCCCAATAGCTTTTCAGCTTCTTGGTGCATCCGTACAATCTCTGCGGTAGACTTACCCTGATACTTCTCAGGGATGTCATCTTCTTGTTGAGGGGTTGCCTCTACAGGTTCCTCAGTAATCTGACTTACTTCTTGCTCTTCAGTTTCAACGTCTTCTGGACGCTCGTCAATTAATGTTGCCATTATAAAACTCCGTGATTTCTCATTATGGAGGTGTATTATGTAAGGATTCGGTTAGGAGTTAGCCTTACGCTCTTGTTGTAACTTCTGGTCTCGCGCCTTAGCCCACTTATATGTAGCTCCGGGAAAATCCCCAGAAAGAGGGTCAAGATGTACACGAGGCGCTGATACAACTTTAGTAGCAAGTTTGCCACAGGTTTTACATTCAACTGTTGTGGTCTTGCTAGATACGAAGTGTTCGTTGGTATGACCATCTTCGCAGGTGAAATCAAATAAGATAGCCATTAATGGACTACCTCATATTCTTCTTGAGCTGACAGTATAGAGTCTTCTAGGTTAAGGATATTAGCAATGACAGCAAGCTGACCTTTGCGGTAGTATAAGTCCTTATCATCTCTGGTGTACTCTACGGAGTCTACAACCTGAGCATTGTCCTTCATATCTTCTATAAAAGACTTCCAGCCCTTAGTTCTAAACATCTTCTGTAGTTCAAAGTAATACTGTTCTAGCTCTTTATCAGTCATCTGTTTCTCCTATAAGGACAGTGTACCTGATTATTATAACATAAAAGCATAAGAAAGTCAAGCTTTATTTGTTTTTCTTTTTAGAACCACAACCACAGCTTTTCTTTTTAGCTGCTGTCTTCTTCTTAGGGGGTCTACCTACTTTATTACCGTATGTACCTTTACCGTATGGCATATTACTTTCTCCTAGCTGTTTTAGCTGCTTTTTTAAACGCCTTTTTTGTAGGCGCTCCTTTACTTCCCGCTTTTCTCATTTTTTCTTTTGACCCAGCGGCAATACGCTTACGTTTAGCATGAATGTTGTCATATAGGCCAGCCATATTATTTTCTCCTAGACTTAGCACCGGAACACTTCCAACGCTTTCTTGATAAGTTATTAGGGGTGTTAGGGTCATTCTGCTTTTCTTTAGACAGTCTCTTCTTAATGCCTAAGCTCCTAGCGCAATAGCTGTCACCCTTAGAAGTTCCTGCTTTTACTCTAGGGCCACCTCCCTTAGCTTTGCCTGCCTGTCCATAGCTGACTTTCTTACCGCTAGAGGTTATCTTAACCTTTGCTTTTCCCTTTGCTGGTTTTCTGGTAGCCATCTAACTTGTCCTCTAGCTGTGCTATCTTCTTGTGTAGTTCTTCAAACGATGCGTTAATCTGTGCTACTACGTTTTCAAAGTCTCTATTGCTAACCATTAGGTGTCATTCCTTGTAGTTGTGGTTGAGGTGCAGGCTTACCTTCTTTAACAGCTATCTCACGCTCTTTAAGTAACTGCTCTGATATTTTAAGTCGTCTCTGGAACTCTTTATCGTCTGCATCACCTTTATCTAAATTAGTAGTAACAGCTTTAATACGATCAATCTCCAGCTCCTGCGGTAGTATCTGTGCTTCCATAGCAATCTTCTGCGCCCTAGCTTGTGACTCTTGAGCCTGTCCATTGAGTGCAGCAGTCTGTGATGCTTGGAATGCCATCTGTGCTTGCTGTGCTGCCTGTTGAGCCTGTTGTGCTTCTGGGTTAGGCTGATTAGCTTGGTCTAGCAATGCAATCAACTCTTCACGGTTAGCAAGGTTCATGTTGTCAATGATAGACGTTACCAACTTAGGATACATTGGTGTGTCTGGTGACATGGTTTGTAGAAGCTGTACTAGCTGAGTGACTTCATACTCACGGGCTACAATGCCTAAAGAGCTAGTAGTGTGGAACTTGTAGTCTGCTGCTGGGTATAGCTCAGGCTCAAACTGCATGTAGCGCCACGCAGCCTTCTGTACGAAAGGAATAACAAAAGACTCTTGGAAGTTAATCAGGGTACGCTTGTGACGCTTGATGATAGCGCCAAGCGACATAGAAACACCAGCAGCAGTAGCGTCTCCGTTGATAGAACCAGCGATACCAGCACTATCAATAGCGCCCGTTGCCGTTTGTACCATAGTCTGTAGAGCTTGTGCTTGAGCAAATGTCACCTGACTTACGTTGCCAAAGTTAAATGGCTGTAGCACCTCAGAAGGCGCACCGTTGGTTAATATAATTTTTCCCGGCCTAATCTCTGGCTTTGCACCACGAGGCATACGGCTTGCGTCCATAGCCATCATAGGGTGGATGGTCAGTGCGAGAGCATCAATCCTAGCGCGTAGTTCCGTGTCTAACGCCTTTTGTGAGTTGTAGCCTTTCTCACATACTCCTCGACCCCAGAAGCGGCTAGGAACGACATCCCACGGGAATGCCACGATAGGACGATCCTGCATCATGTAAGGGTTAGCTTCTGCCTTCAACAATGTACCGCTGTTAGCAATAACAACCATAGCCTCTACGTAGTAGCTATCGTCTTCTGACTCTCCTGACAACTCTACTACTTCTTCCTCAGCATCTGAATCGTTTTGTGCATCTGTTAGTAGGTGTCGTGGAACCAGTCCGTAGTATTTAGTCAGTCTAACCTTGTCCTCTGAGAAGGTAGTCAGGTCTTGATCAGGCTCAATGTTAAAGTCTGGAGCTGCTTCGCTGACTGGCTCGTCTCTGTATACACCCTTCTCCTGCAACTGCTCTACCAAGTGCGTAGAAACAAACTCGTCTACTGCACAGCCTAGTGCTGAGTCAATGTCCGTAGCTACAGGGTCAATCAGGAAGTTCTGTGGCATGACAGGACGTAGCTTGATGCAGGTACGGTCTTGTATGTTTACGCCTACTGCTGTTAGCTCACCGCCCATGACAGGCTGTGTAGCAGGAGTCATCTCTTTCTCTTCTTCTAGAACTACTTCCGCAATGCCTGTACCAAATACAGCAGCGTTAATCAAACACTCTGCTACTGCTTTCCTAACCTTATTCTTTTTAAAGTCTTCATCAAGAGCAGATCGTAGCATAGCAATGTCTTGCTTGTCTTGATCTCTGTAATCATCTCTAATGTCAAACCACTTACCACGGCCAAAGGTAGCTTCCTCTAGCTCTGCTACAGAAGACTCAACAGCCTGTTGTAGTGCAGGAGATATAATCTTAGAGCGTTCAGACTGTCGTGTCTGGTCTTCTGCTGCCCACTGTCCACGCCATAGACGATAGTATTCGTCAAACTTCTCAGCGTAGTTAGCTTCGTAATGGTCGCGCCAGTTGTCGCATTTGTCCATTACCCAGCCTTCTAGGGACTGCTCTATTGTATAGCTATCTTCATTCTCTAACATAGTTAATACCCTGCGTATTTATCTAAGTATTCGTAGTCATCTTCTTCATAGTCTATAGCGTATGCAACCTTAGCTAACTGGTCTACGTATGCCAACGCATCTATCAAGTCATCATGGACTAATGGATTAGGGAACTGAAACAGCTCGTCTAGGAACTGAGCATTCCACTTGCCTTTGTTTAGTGATAAGTTACCGTGTTCTATACGGCCTTGTAACGCCCACACGATCCTGTCTGTCTTCTTCTTATTGCCGTGTGTCAACTCTTCAATTCTAAAAAAGCGTTGGTTCTGCTTCATTATGTCATTCAGGTAAGGATAGACAGCGTTCTTCAACGCTCCTTTTTCAATTCCGACTGCGACTGGCTGGTAGTCTCTGACTGCATCAAAGATTCTTCTGGCAGTCTCTTTAACGCCCCAACGGCCATGTATGATATTAGCAACCCACCAGCCGTCCACCCCAGCTTTGACCACCGCAATAGCTGTTTGGTCGAGTCTTTTAGTTTTGGTAGTAACTTTCTGTACGTCTGCAAATCCTGCCAAATCGACAGCAATGTAATAAGCACCATCAGCAGGTTCTTCCTCGCTAAACTGTACATCTTCTTCTTTAAAGAGTTCACTGCCATGAGCCTCAAAGGATGCCATAAACTCCTGACGGAAGCTAAAGGCTGACATACTCTTCTCAGCAGCCTTGATCTCTTCAGGGTCTATCAGTGGGTTGTCGTAGCTCGTGTAGTGATAACCTGTCCAGTCATCGTCCTTGCCTACACTAGCGTATGTGTATAAGTCGTAGAAGTGGTTACGGCCCATTGGCGTACCAATAAACAACGCATGACCCTTCTGATCAGCAAGAGCAGGTCTAAGGATTTGCTCCCAGACCTCTGGCTTCATGTCAGCGTACTCATCCATAACCAAGAACTTTAGGCTAACAC